AACTTCAGACTATTGATACAGAGATTCCGATTCAATAGTGGAACAGAACAAACTAATATCCCTGGTGTCTCCAGGTGAGCGTCATCCCTTGGTCACGCAAGTGAGGGTGGCGCTGAATATAGCTGGCGATGATGTGCTCGATGCGCCCCTAGCTGATGTGCTCAAGGGTTTGCAGCATTCGCTTTCCATCCCAGCAGTCGGGTGCATCAACTTAGCCACGCTGGATGCGCTCGCAGTTGCTCCGCCTGAATGGTAGGGAGCCAGAAAGAAAGGGGGACTTCGGTCCCCCTTCTTTTTGCATTTAGCGGATTTCGTGAACGTAATAACGGAGCTCGTCAATACTTTCCAGGATGTCTGGCATAGCCCTGTGTTGGTATGTCTTGAGCACTTTGTCTTTATCAACCAAGCCCCAGTTATCTAACAACTTGGCTATACCCGATACGTCAATGACGGTCTTACCAAGATAGGCGTTGAACATCGGCAACTTTTCTTCTATGAATCTCTTGTCGAAGTACACACTGTTGCCACCGATGGGGTATTTGTTTTTCACCACGATGGCTTCGCTTGCCCAGTTAGCCAGCTCTTGGTCTACCTCTCGAAGCATTGGCTTATCTCTTAGGTCTTGAAGTAAGTAGTTATGGGTGTGTGTTCTTATCGCCCAGTCACTGATGGAATAACCCTTGGGAGGTTGCACCTCCCGATGAAATGAATCCAATCGTTGGAAGCCGTAGTCAGTAACTACAACTGCTATTTCAAGGATGGTGTCTACTCCGTAGTCCAACCCTGTTGTCTCTATATCTACCCAGATTATTTTATCCATGGTCTAATCTTATCACGGCTCGCCCTGTGGCGAGCCTTTCCCGCCCTCCACCCCTAACCCTATCACAAGCTTGGTAACTCCACCCTGCGTGTCGTTACCAAAGAATGTCGGAGATGTCCTTTATGATATATGGCATGAACAAGCTTCCTCCCCATCGGTCATATAGCCAGTTGTCTACTTGGCAATCCTGTCCACAAAAATACTATCTTAGCAAAGTCGCAATGGTTCCTGAGAAGCCAGCGGTATATCTGGCTGCGGGGTCTGCTGTTCACTCGATGCTGGAATGGTTGAACCATGAGTTCTATAGAGCCCAGCAAAAATCTGATTGACCAGCGAGGGATACCAAGCAATGAATGTATCAACTGTGGCTCAACCATACAGATTATCAGGGCAGTGTTTCAAGACTACCAACTGGTTCTCTGGTTCACGGACAGCTTTTGCGCTGGATGTGGTTCGCCGATGACTACCCCCACCCCTGTGGATAACCCCGACTACAAGCCAGGAGACTACGACGATGACCTTGGCTGAGAAGTGGCTTGACGTATTCAACGAAGCGGTTAGGATTGCCGAAGAACAATCGGGTATTCCGAGTACTGAGTGGAGAACCAGCGGTCGCAAGACCGCAGCTCGCCCAGACGGAGAAGACCTAGCGTTCTGGCAAAGCGATGGACTCAAGCAGGTTGAGGAGTACCAGAAATGGTTTGCTCAATCTGGTTGGAAAATCGCTACCATGCCCGACGGTCGTCCTGGCATTGAATGGGATGCAAGTGTGCATTTCGGAGGCACACCTGTACGCTTTGTCATAGATGTCATCTACCAAGTAGGGGAAGACTTGGTAATCGTTGACTATAAGACAGGTGCTAGGACACCGTTTGGGATGATTCAAGCAGGGCTCTATGCCTCTGGCATCGAGCGTATGTATAACATTCGCCCTAAGTGGGGCGCGTTCTTTATGACACGTCAGGGTCAGCTCGATGATTTGTTTGACCTGACGCATTTGAGTATGGATTATTTTGATTATGTATTTGGTGCGATGAATGACAGTGTGTCGAAAGGTTGGTTCCCACCATCCGTCGGTGAAAACTGTAAGATGTGCTCGTTCCAAGAGAAGTGTCCAGCAATGGGCTCAAAAGATTTCCCTCTGCAAATACCTACAACAAAGGGGAAAGAAAGGAAAACTAGATGACTGAGTCTAGCTTTTCATACACTGGCAAGCTGAATGGTCAGGACTTGTTTACCGTCCGAGGTAACACAGTCCAGGAGTTCACTGCTAACCTCCAAGCTGCAACACTCGCGGTTGCTGCAGCATCCGACCTGCAGATGACACTGCTAAGCCGTACTGGTCAAACCAATATGGACAAGGCAATCACTGCATTGCAAGACGCTGGTCTGAACCCTCAGCCAGTATCTGCTCCGTCGACACAATCGACACCTCAAGCGATTGAGGTTGTCAAAGATAAGTACAACAACGAGTGGACATACGGACACCCTGATGCACCAGACCTACCAGATGGTCGTGGTAAGTACGCCAAGAAGAAGGGCGTATCAAAGGCGGGCAAGGCTTACGTTGGTTGGTTTGACCCAGCCAAGGGACCAAAGCCGTTCAAGCCTGGCGTTGCTGAAGCCGAAACAATCTGGACTAAAAACTAAATATGCGTTCACTATTGCAGGTAGTGGGTGTGGAGTCACCCGCTGGTAAACAACTGCCAGAGATACTCCCACAACTTACTGCCAGTCAAGTTGCCTTTCGACAGGCTCAACTGCATTTGATTGCAGGTCAGCCTGGTGGTGGTAAGACCCTGCTTGCATTGTGGTACGCCGTCGTTTCCAAAGTACCTGGTCTGTATATATCAGCAGACTCTGATTCACGAACTATTGCATCACGTGCTGGTGCAATCATCATGAATAAGAATGTTGCGGACATAGAACGGATTATGGATTCGGAAGCGAGTGTTCTCCTAGAAGATGCACTGGCTGAGGGGGCGGGTCATATTCGATTCGCCTTCGACCCAGCACCTTCTCTTCAAGATATTGAAGAGGAGATAGAAGCGTGGATTGAACTGCATGGTTCTGCCCCTTCAGCTGTGTATGTCGATAATCTTATGAACGTCGCTTCGTCAAGCGACAACGAATGGACAGCGCTGCGCGACGCTATGTCCGCCTTCCATTACATGGCACGTGAATACGAGACAGCCTTTATCGTACTGCATCACGTATCTGAGAACGAGAAGATGAGCAAGCCTAACTACCCAGCGCCACGTAAGGCTCTGATGGGGAAGGTTGCAGCCCTGCCAGAACTGGTCTTATCTGTGGCGCTGGATAGCACAGCGAATGCTTATCGTGTGGCTGTCGTGAAGAACCGACATGGGAAAGCTGACCCCAACGCAGAAGAGTATGTCACACTATCTGCCGAAGCCAGCAAGATGATTCTCTTCAACTCATCCGCGGATTTGTTTAGGGCTAGGACTCTGAGTGAATGGAAATAAAGTCCAGCTTTGATTTGGATTTCTCCTTCGGTCGTGAGGGAGAGCAACTGGTTGAACAACTTCTGACCAACGGCAAGACCGTTGAGGTCAAGCGTGACCGCAAGTGGCATGTGACAGGAAACATTTACATAGAGGTTGAATGCTGGTACGTTGCGTCCCAATCTTGGGAGGCATCAGGACTGATGGTAACCAAAGCAGATTACTGGGCTTTCGTATTAGAGAAAGGCGTAGTGATGGTTCCAACAGACCACGTACATTATGCAATACAGAAGTTTGGTCGCCAGATTACGTGCGAGATTCCTCCTAATAGAAGCAAAGGTTATCTAATAACTGTCAACGATTTGCTTACTGCAATGAAGGAGCTGAGATGAAGTTTCCAGATTTGACACAGGGTTTATGCAGGGAAGTAGGAACCGAGATATTCTATCCAGAAGGCGCAGGCGAAGCCGAGTCTATGTATAGGATGGCTCGTAAGATATGTTCGGGATGCAGCGTCAAGCAAGCTTGTCTTGACTGGGCGATACGTCACGAATCCCACGGCATGTGGGGTGGCACAGTACCAAGACAAAGAGCAGCAATCAGGAAGAAGATGGGCATAACTGTCCAGGAAGTGTTGATGGTGGATTACGTATGAAAACATTTGGTCATTTGAATCTAGTTCTTCGTGACAAGGCGTGGGTCAACGCTGGGTACAACTGGCATCGGTTTGCCATTGGCTTCAGTGTTGATAGATATGGTTTGAGTATTGACTTGGCTTTCTTTTGGATTGGCATTGAGTGGTAAATGACAACTCCATCCAAACGCAAGGGCTCGCAGTTCGAGCGTGATGTAGTCAAGTGGCTCATCTCCGTGGGTTACCCATGTGCAGAGCGAGCGTATGGTGCAGGTCGACACGACGATGTCGGTGACATCGACGGCATCGACGGTGTTGTCATTGAATGCAAGAATGAGAAACGCATCAATATCCCTGGCTACTTGCAGGAGCTTGAGGATGAGATGATAAACGCAGATGCGGAGACAGGTGTCGTCCTCATCAAGAAGCGTGGCACATCTAATA